GGTTATGGTTACTGTTTTAGTACAGTTAGTTACGCAGTTATAGGTCGCTGTAAATGATTTATCTGTTGCTCCGCTTTGAGTTACTGCCACGTTGTAATCGTCTTTATAGAAATTAAGTCTAGCTGTATGGTCTCCTGAACCTGATTGAGTTATTGAGGCTGTTCCGTTGTCCGCGTCGGAATACCAGAATATATCGGCGTCGTGGTCACCAGACCCTGACTGAGTGATACTGCTAGTGTTACCGTCAGCACGATTATAGTTATAAATATATCCATTGTGCTGTCCTGAACCTGATTGCGTAATCGTGCTAGTCGCATCATCACCAAACGCAAGAATCTTAGCGTACTTGTTGTTACCTGTTTGACTAATCGTATAGGAGGTGTCGTCACCCGCCATAAGTATCTCCCCATGATTATTGTCCCCGTTTTGTGTTATAACTCCTACGTTATCGTTTTGGTCTAAGTCAAGATACCCATAATTACTGTCCCCAGTTTGTGTGATCGTAAACTCATTATCTGTATGGTTTGACCATTGAGAATATGCTTTGGTCGTATTCCCAGAACCCGTAGTGGTTAGATTGATAGTAGCCCTAGTACAAGTATGGGTTTGGTACACTCCGTTACTTAAACCACAGTAAACTGTGGCATTGTTTGTATACCCTACTTGTTTAATGTTAATAACAGAATCATCACCTTTCTGCTGAACAGTAATTGCATTGTTCCCCGCCATTAGTGGGAAACTAATCAGACTGATTAATAATAATCGTACCATCACCCCCTCCATTCACTGTTATATCTATAAATTTACCAGCAGACAATATTTGTATATTGTAGGCACTCCTTTTTTCTATCTGTAAGTCTATCGTATTTTCTACGCTTCTGAAGAAAGTAAGCATTTCTCCTTCAACATAAGAATAGGTTTGTGCTTTAGAATCGAACCCAGCTTTTATTCCTTCTATGGTTACGTCTCCAATCTTAGACACTTCTTCCTCACCCTCTATGAACGCTAATAAGTCTATTAAGAAATCTACATTTAATAAATCTATGGAAAGCCTATCTATTTCTAATTCATCTTCTTCCAATTCATCTTCATCAAAGTTTTCTTCCAAAAAGTCTACATCTAAAACATTAGTGCTTTTAGTGTTTTGTTCATCAACGGCTTCTTGTACCTGATCTGGTGGATTAACTATTAGAAGGTTATTGATAAACCCTAGTGTCATGTTTACTAAGGTTACTGGTTTGGTGGGAGGGGCTTCAGAAACACTTACCATAGTTGCTTGAAAGGGTTGGTTTAGAACTTCTATTCCCGCTGCTGTTTCAACAGTTATCTCACCTGAACTTGTTCCGTCTTCGTTTGGTAACAGTATTACAAGAGACCGCCCTATCTCATCTACGGTCGTGGTGAAATCAGTTCCACGAATTGAAATGTCAGCACTAGGAGTTTTAATGGAAATATTCTTTTTATCTATCCTGCCTAGTTTCCCAGTAATGAACCTAGCCGTTCCACTAGCCATGTTAAGAGCTAATTTAGATTTACTAGGGTTAGGGTCATAGATATATTCATCAACTACAATTTTAGAATGTTCAGTTAGTTTAATAACAGAATCATCTAAGAACTGTATAGCCATGCGTCCATTACCAGTACGCACATCATCATTACTAAGTATGCCTAGAGATAGTTCAGCCAATAGTTTATCTCCATTTGTACTTCGTAAGACTTCTCCGTTACCTCGTAATTCAGATATAGCACCTATATCTGCATATAAAGAACCAGATAATAACCCTATTAGCAACCAGTAGTACATTGGTCAATATTAATAACACCACTTGTTGAAGCAGCGACTATATTGATTGTGTCCGTTACACCTGATGCACTTGTGGTTTGATCAATGTCTATGTTATTACTATCGCCAGTGATACTAGCTGTTATACTCTTATCGTCAGTTCCAATCTGGGTTACGTCAATGTCATTGCTGTTGCCGTCTATTGTCCAGTTATTAACTGCACCTATAACTTCACTTCTAATGTTTAGATCATTGGTGTTACCAGTTATAACGGCATCAAAGTTTCCGCCTGTGGCTGCACTTGAACTACCTTGTAACCAAGTCAATATGTTAGTATTACCTGTAGCACTATAGTCAAAGTCAGAAGAAGTTACTGCTCCTGAACCACCTGCCGTAATTGTACTTGTATTAGAATCACCGATTTGGTACATAGTCCAACTAGAACTTGCTGCTTGAGCAATAGCGTTAGCTAAAGTATTAGTATTACCTTGTTGTTTAATGTCGGCAGTTATAGTTGCTCCTGCAAAAGTAGATCTTGTACTTGAAGTACCTACTTTATTGGTATTACCTATTTGGTCAATCGTTAATGTGAAAGCACCGCCACCAGATTGTGTTAAGTATATATCGTTATTACCTGCATAAATAGAACTTATAAAACACAGTAATAATGATAAACACAGTTTATTTAGATTTTTCATTTTTCCTCCTCGCCTACTCGCGAATAATCAAAATCCCATAATTGTTTTTCAAGACCTTCTTGTACTAACGAATAAACTGCCGTCTCGATAGCAGACCTCGTTGCATAGCCAGTGGCTTCTGTTTGCGTATACCCTGTTTCTATTTCCACCAACTCCGTACCTAGTTCTGTGAACCTAAAAACATCTCTACTCACTCCTGCACTTAGAATAGTTTTACTAACTATAGTGCTTAACATAACTTCTCCTGTTTGGACTAAAACAGCCCTCATAGACACAGTTACGTCATCTTGTCGATACTGGTTCGTGTTACCAATCCCCAAATACCTAGCTCCGTTTCCACCAGTCTTGGTATCAGACTCGTAAGAAACAATGCCTCCTTCTATGATTATACCAGCAAACAGTATAGGTTTTAAAGTATTACCTTTTTCACCGTCATATGTTTCTCTAGTGCTTTTGATTAATTGTCGTTCTTTAGTTAGGTTGTTCAAACCCACCCTTTCTACCACAACAAACCATTCCCCATTACCTGTGTTTCTTAAAGCATCAATTAAATAGTTTTCTGCTCCCTGTGTTACTGCTGTGGAAAACAAAGCCATCTTATTTGAAGGCTTACGTTGTCCTGTTAGGTCATCAAACCCATACACAGCTATAACTGCTTTTTGGTTTGGTTTAGGTAAATCTAATAATTTTTGTAACGTTGTTCTTTCTACTCTTGCATCTTCAGCACAGGTTAACCCTACAATAAGACAGTTTTCTGCTCTAGGAGGGGCGAAGGAAGCGCAACCAGTCAACACCCCCACTAAGACTAAACACCACAGTCGGCTGTACATATTCCAAATATCCCTATAGGGATGACAATTTCAGTAATACTACCGTCTTCTGCGATAACCGTTAATGTTATGTATTCTCCATCATTAGAAAACGATATTTGATTCCCTTCTAATTCTATTGTTCCGCCTGTTCCTCCATCGTCATCAAACAACATGTCAGATATGTCTCTTGAGAGATTACTAAAGATACGGCTTTGTAGATTGTTTAAAAACTTATTAAGTGTGCTGTTCTCTATTTCTCTTTCTATTTCTTCTAGTTCTGATTGGATCTTCTCTGCTAATTCATCTTTACGCTTAGTCTCTTGTTCATCTATGGTTAGATAATGTGCTGAAGCCCCCACACCATTAAAACTAGGGTTTTTAAATTCATGTACTAAGGGTGAAGCCGTAGCCTTCCCAGTGTATAAAGAAACGCTTACCATAATAATCACGGTAATAAGGATAGATGATATAAACAGTATTTCTCCAATATAGTCTTTTTGTTTATCAGTCTTTTCTTTGGTCATCTCTATCTGCTTTAGCTATTTTATTGCTGTCTATTAGCTGTGGAACTCCAAGTATAGTTTTAATTAATGTGTCTTGTCTGATGATTTCATTATCTAAACTTCTTACTCTATCGATTAAAGCCACTAAGATCCCATGTTGAGAATCTAATTTTACACCTAATCGTTCTTCCATTTGACCTATTTGGTCAGCTACTTTATCATCCAGGACATCTAGTTTAGTTTCCATGCCATCAATAATTCTATTGATGAGTTTCCAAATAAAGAACCCTAATCCTCCCGCAGCAGCAATAGGGAAGCCCACTTCGGAAATGAATAAGGTTACTTGTTCCATTAGTCTTTATTTGAATTAGACGCTCCAAAATAAAAACTGATCACAGCACTAGCTAACCCACCTAAGTAACCAAGCACAAGATTGATCAAAGCCTCGCTGTTCTGCTCGGGGGGCTGCAGGGTCACTAAAAAGATATAGCCCATAAAACCACCTACTACAGCAACACCCATTATTCTAGCTGTCCAGTCTTTACTAAATTTTCCTCTGGCGTCTTGAGTGTCTGCTACTTCAAGCTTAAACACGTCTACCTCAAGTTCTTTCATTTGAAGTTCAAACTCTTGTTCGACCTTTTTAAGCTCAAGCATTTGTTCTGGGGTTGCGTCTTGTACAGCTTTTTCTATTGCTTTAGGTGTATTGGGAACTCCTAATACATCTGCAATCATATTAGCTGCCATACCTCCCATTGGTCCGCCAAGAGCAGTACCAAGTGTGGGAGCAACAGCCCCCACTATGTTTTTTAATATTCCTTTCATTTTATCTCCTCAGGGTTAAATAACCCTTGCTCTATTAATTTTTCTCTGTTAACTAAATGTTCTGCCTCTACGTCATCTTTAGATTGACCAAAATAAGCTACGGCTAAAAAGTTTTCTATCATAGCTTCGTTTATATTTACTCCGTCAACAACAACGTTTCCTAAAACTCTGCCGTATTTGCCTCTAGAATCTTTTAATTTAGTTTGTATTACTACTTTTTCACCTTTTTCTACAGCTTCTTTTAAGTAAGCTCCAGCCATTTTTCCTCTAGCCTTCTCGTCAAGGTTACGAGTACGTGACTCGGGAGTATCAATACCATATAGACGAACACGAGACTTATGAAGAATATCAAAGCCAAGATCCAACACAACGTCGATAGTGTCTCCATCAACAACTCTTTTAACTTCACAAGCATATTCATACATTATTTTTTCCTTTTTCTTTTTACTTTTTTAATATCTGCAGCAGTGATCTTATTACGAGGTTTGGCTACTCTGGCTAGTTTCTTTTGTTTTTTAGAATATTTACTAAAAGGCATCTTAGTCTCCTTGCAGTACCCTATCTCTTAATCTAACCGCTCTGTCTCCAACCTGACCTGCCCATTTTGAATCCATCATTTCCACAGCAGCAGTTTCCCAATCAGATATTTGCATAGCCCCTAGAAACTTTTTAAATTTACTAAGTCTCGGGTGTCCTAGATTAAAACACATATTAGACATAACTCTCTGTTTGTTATCACTTAAATTACGCCACCAAGGATCTTTCATGTCTAACTCACTACAAACTACATCTATGTCATGACTTAAACATTCTTTTATTCTTTCTTCAGAAACAGGGGTGCCAACGGGTTGACCATGTTCTTCATCCGTTTCTAAAACTAGATGTCCTACTCCAAAAGTGGGGTAGCCAAGATGATCTAAATAAATCTCGTATTTATAACCTTCATCTTTAATAAGTTCTTCCATTAATTTATCTTTATTCATAGTATTTTTATTGTGGTTGCTCCGTTTGTTGCGACAGATAATTCCCCTAAACCAGTTACGCCTTCTACTCCTCGTTCTGTTCCTACATAGATGTCTACCCATTGTTTACCGTTCCACAGCTGCAACTGGTTGGTAGAAAGGTTCCATATTACATCTCCATTTTGGAATTTATTTTCGTTTCTTTGCGGTTCATTTACAGATAACGTTGAATCAACATCTACTTTATTTAAACTTAATTCTAATACCCTTACTAAACGATTAAATGTCTCAGGGGATATTTCCCCCACAGCTACAGGCAATCGAGTTTCTAAAATCTTTGCCATTATCTTCTACCATTTGGTCGCACATCCATACGCATAGCACCAACCCTAAATCCAACTCCAGACCTAGAACCTAATGAGCCGTCGTCATCAGATTCAAATCTAAGTGCAGCTTGTCTTGCTCTAAGCCTAGTATCTATCTTTGTGGTTGTGGCAGTGCAAGTGCTTGTTGAATCAGTGGATAAACTTTCTCCTGGAAAATTTCTCTGTTTAAGGATTATATTAATAGTTTGATCGCTTCCACCGTTTCCTGTGAATTTTATATCAGGGATTATACGACTAATGTATTGAAATTCTTCTCCTTCACTTAGATCAAAGTCACTGGACTCTATAAACACGTTATCCATTGGAGAACCGTCAGCATCATTCCCTGTTTCATGGTTATATAAATAACCTACATCGCTTGTCGTGTAACCCCCTATAGGAGTATCGAATATTCCTTCATCAATCCAGGCTGTCCTGTTTAATTCACCTATACTCCAAACACCTTCTTCATAATTGAACACAACGTATTTACTAATTGTTGTTTCTCCTGAAGCACAATAAAACCACCCTACTTCATCAAATTCTTTATTTAAAAATCCAAACACTTGAAAAGCTTGTCCTTCATTTAAATCGCTAAACACATAGTCTTGTACTGTACATGGTATATCTTGAACAGTTCCGTTGTAGGTATAGAACCCTTTTTTATCCATCCAAAATATTCCCTTTGGAGTATTAACAGCAGCGTTAGGTCCAATAAGCCCCACCCCTTCATTCACTAAATTAACCCCAAAAGTAAAAGGCTGACCGACAAAGGTCATTGAATAAAGCGAAGTGTCTGTCCAAACCAAAGTTTCTTGTCTGGCTCTAATAGCCCCAATAATTTGTGAGCCCGCTGATAATCTAAAAGACCCAGCAGTATTAGTAGACAAAGGCTCCCATTCAGCAGCGTTCTCTTGGTCACTCCATGCAATAAACATCGGGTCAACTGCTCCTGTTCTAGAACTTCCAGAAATAGGATCTGCTCCAAAACAAACAACGTGTCTGTCTATGTCACTAACTAAAGTTTGTAACGCTATTGTAGGAGCTAAGTTTGCTCCAGATAAACTTGTTAAAGGGGTTGCTCTAGTTGTTCCTAAAGTAGCGGCACTAATATCAAAATAATATATTCCGCCAGCTCTTACATTCATAATCAGATCTTCACCAAAATTATCGTGCGACCATAATCTTAATTGATTAGAAGCTGTGATTGCTGTCGAAGACCCCCATGTTCCAGCACCCCATGTTCCAGCACCCCAACCAGAAGATTCTACATATACGTCTAGTCCTACGTTGATTTGATACGCTCCTACTACGGAACT